ACTGCAACCTTGTATGAATATACCATTGCTCACAGTACCGCCCGCAAATTCCGTCGTATCAACGTTGCTCCAGGAAGCAGTATTTGAAAGTGTTATATTTTCCCGCAACACGCCTTCTATATTTCTCGCTATGTTGTATATTTCTGAAATCAAGTCGTCGTGTTTTGCCCACGCCCCGTATTTCCTCGCCAACGCCGTTATTTCATATTCAACCTCGCAACTTTTCAATCCGTTGCTTGCTCCAGTTCGCCCAATCGTTTCTACCTCTTCTTTTTTACTCGCTGTTCTAATGAAAATGCAAGGATAATCCAAAGCGCGTATTGAAACAGTTTCAATGTCGCCAACTCTGATGTTGTCATTCTCAATTCGTTTGTTTAGGTCGGCGGATAAGTCAGGCGACGCCGTCGTTGTGTTATACGACTGCAAAATGTCTTTTATTTTTGTCGCTTTTGTATTGTAGTCAAACGCCATATCCGCCCTCTGCCACAATGCGCATTATCGTTTTTTGTATTCGGGAAATCGCTGGCTTTGAAAGCCACATAAATTCCCGTTGCGGTAAATTCCGCTTTCTGCTTCCTAAATCGTGCATAGCGGAGTATTCCACATTTGAAAAAACAAGTATTTCGTCCTTGCTGATTTTTTTCACATTTGACGGTAAGATTGATTGTCTCAATGCGCCCGTTAGTTGCAATAATCTATTTGAAGGGTTGTATTTTTTGTGTTTCTTGTTTAACCTCGCATACTGCATTTGAGTAATCGGACTTCGCTTTTTCCATTTCCCCTTTGGCCCGCGTTCTTTGTTAAAGTGGTCAACAATGTCCCGTATGCCGTAAATAGAAAAAGCGGTTTTGAGAATGTTCGCCCGGTTTTTCATCTTGCTTAAAATCTCTCTGAAAAACCTGCGCCATTCCCTGTCGTCTAATTTCGCTTTGAAGTTTTCTGCCATTCTTTTTAATCCCTCGCATCCGAAATGTCGTCCAGCAAGTCGCTGTCCACTTCCCACGCCGTTTCAGTGTCCAAGTCAAAAATCGGCGTGTAGTCTTTTGTGGACGACTTATATCTGGAACTTGAAAGCGGTGTAAGCAAACTGCCTGATGTGTCCACTAATTGTATCTGCCCCGCTTTTATTTGCTTCAACATTTCAAATGCGTCCCTGAATGCTTCCAAATACTCGTTTTTTCGTTCGCCGTCCTGCACAAACACGCCGCGTATGAAAAAATACGAGGCAATATCTTCCGTCAAAGTTCGTATCAACTCTGGAACGGGGCTCAACGGAAGCGAGTATCTCGTCGCAACATACGAGTTCACAATCGCTTCCGCCCTGTCTATATGCTTTGAAAATATTGCCGTTCCTTCCGAGTCGGAGGTCGTCGTATTCCCGCGTAAACTATACGGTATCAATTTTGAAAAAGAGGTTGTAGTTGCGTATGAGCCCATTTACCAACCTTTTATTTTTATGCCCTTTTCCTGAAGTTTTTTCAGTTCAGCCATATGCGCTTTGTTTTTCCGCAACAGACTTTTTATCAATATCTTTTGCGTAACTCTCGTTTTCTTGATGACTTTTATCACTTTATACCTGTCACCGGAAAGTCTTATCTCGTAGTCTGTCCTTAATATTTTTTCTTGCTGTATCTTTTTAGGTGGCTCTTTTTTTTCTTCTGCTTTCGGCTTTTCTTCTATTGCCGTTTCTTCTTTCGGTGGTCTTCCACGTGGCATTGTTCCTCCTTAACTTTTTTTCATTCTCCTGCAGGGGGACGGCACTTGACCGCCCCCCACATTACCAGGAGGTTGCTTCTTACTGCACAGTATTAACTATCAAATAGCCGCAGTCTGTCGCAATCGGCTTGTGCTGATAGTAACTGTTGACTTCAATGAATACGCCGTCTCTGCCTTCCTCTCGCCATTTCTTGACTTCAAACTTCTTTTGCCCTTTGAATAGCGTATAGAAAGCGGACGGTTTTATTAACCCGGGTGCTTTTTCCAAGTAACCAACCCAACACACATCGGTCATTAGAAAACCTTGCGAATCGCTCAAACCCTCTGCCGCCGAATTTTCTACCGCTTGTGAAACATACACATTTTTGATGTTAAATAGTTTCGCAAGCATTGCTTCGGTGATAGAGTCGGCTGAAGTATATTTGACTTTGTCCAAGATTGATGTATGTTCTTTAGCCGCTTTAAACGTAGTCAAGTCCATTATCGCCACATTTGCCTTTTTGCCGCTGTTCTTTACTATCGCCGTAGTAGCAGAGTCAACGACAAGAATGGGATTTGAGGCGGTCGTATTGGCAGACCAAGCACCAGCAGCCGCAAGAGAACTTTCATTAGCCCAATTCCCATTTGTGTGAATCAGGTCAATGAGCGACTTTTCTTTTCTCAACAGAATTTTATCTGTCAAGAGTTCAGTCGTGTCTTTCTCAAGGTCAATCGCAGGGTCGGCATTATCTTTGTCATCATCTCCTACAAGATGTTTAAATGAATGCCTCTCAAGCGTATAAGTCCCTGTGGACATATCCCAATTTACTTCCCTCGCTTCGCCGTTTGACGACCTGCGGGATTCTTCCAAACGAAAATTATCTTTGGAATAGATGTAATACTTATTTGACAAATGTTTAACGGGGTAGTGCGGTGATACAATGTCCGCAAGATAGGTTTCGTTTTTATACCTAACTGAAATCCCCGTTAAAGCACTGTCTTGATGTATTTTTGATTTGTCTGGCATTTTCTTTCTCCTTTAACAGGTTATTTTTTAACTTGCGGGGTTGTCAATCTTCAAAGCAACAGGAACAATTACACCACTGGTCGCTCCTGCCTCTAACGCAATACCCACAATCGGGACAGCTTTAGTCGTCGCCGTATCCAATAAAGTGGCGTTGACTATTGTTCCACCAGTCGTAACTTTGACTGGCGAACCTGCCGTTACAGTCCCGCCGCAAACACATTTTACAATTCCGTCCAGTGCCACATCAACGGCGACGCTGGAAGTAATTGCTTTCTGCACAGTAACGCCCAGAATTGCGACGGTAGAAGTCCCCGCAGCGTTAACTTGGTTTTTACCAGAAACATAGACAACTATGCCTGACGCAAGTGAACCTGCGGCTTCAAATGACATTACTTTGCCTTCCGAACTATAAGCCATAATTCTTCTCCTTTCTCTTGGAAAATGAAGTTATCAATTTTCAAGAGTCAATTTTCAATTTCTTTTTCAATTCAACATATGCCTCACCGTAACTTAATTTGTTTTTGTCGGCATATTCCTGTATCGCGTCTTCGCTAAAGTCCTGCTTCCTTCCCGCGCCTGAATTTGTTTCAGTGTTTATGTTCAGTTCAGGCATTTCGGAAAAGATTTTGAGAATTGCTTCCTTCAAACTTACTTTCGTCTCTTTTTCGGAATATTGCAATTCTTCAGGAGTATTCAAAAGTATGTTCATCAATTTCTCTTTGTGCGCTGGCAATATTTTTTTCTCTTTCACCAAGTTATCCAACGCGGCGGAATATTCTGCCTTTTTCTTTTCCGCTTGTATTTCAGAAAGTTGCTTTGTCAAACTTTCTTTTTCTTCCGTTGTCTTCTTCAAACTTTCGGTCAGTTCGTTTATTTTTTCGGTTTTCTCTTTTTCAGATTTTTCGCTTTCCGAAAGTTTTACTTCCAACTCCGCTATTCTCTTTTTCAACTCTTCCATTTCTTTTGCCTCCAAAGTATAGATTTTTGTTTCTGACATATTTTCATCGTCTACATAGTAGAGATTCAATATGTCGTCCACATTTTTACAAGCGGGAATATCCGCCCCTAAAAGCGAAACTGCTTTCAACGCATATGGATATTTTTTGTCGCCAATATTTAAGTTCCAGTATATCTCTGGCGATACTGTCCTGTATGCTCCCGCTTTTATCAGTTCATATATCTTTTTAGGAATTTTCACAAAATCAGCAACGAGATTTTTCCCAACCTTGCGCAAGTTCTCTACCCAGCCAATAGCCGGCAATCCGTCTTTCTGCGCAAATTTCTGTTTGTTTGTATGCCCTAATTTTATCGGGGGTCGCAGTTGACCTTTTAATTCTTTGAAAGCGTTCACAATGTTCTCAATGTCTCTTTCGTCGTATTTGTCGCCATTCCAAGTCCCAGCAGAGAAAATAACCCTGTCCTTGATGTCAAAAGTCTGGAGTTCTTTTTCCGCAAAGTCTTTCCTGTGCTTTTCCATCCACGCCTTTGCCTGCTCAAGCGTAAATTTACTTTTGTCAAATCTAATTGACTGCGCAGTCGTCTTGTCTTCGCCTTTCAATTTGCCGATTATCAGGCGAATGCCCGGCGCAATCTCTTTGCTCCTGAAACTATCTGGCTGGAATAGCCCGGGGTCTTTTATTCTTTCTCTTATTTCGTTTTCAGTCTGTTCCCACGGCATAGTTGCCTCCTATAGTAAATGCCCTCCAAGTTTTTTTAGATTTTCAATGCTTATTTCTCTGTCTACCCGGTAACTTTCAAATTTCGTTATAGGCACGAGGGTTGAGCGGCAGTTATGAACTAAAATTCCATTGGCAAAATATGTCATATCTTCCGCCACACCAAGATTATAAACATATCCCGAAAATTTTTCTTTTGTTATTTTCTTTATTTTCATAATACGTTCAACCTCTTTAATTCATTCCTTGATAGCATGATAATATCAATATTGGGCAATTTCTCTTTTAATAAATTGATTTTTTTAATATCTTTATCTTTAACCCAACCTTTTATTTCTATTATTTTTGATAATTTGCCATTTTTATATATAAAAAAATCAGGAACATAGGTAATATTTTCATTTAAGAAAAATCTCTTTTCTTCATATTGAAAATCAATTTTATTTTTTTCTAAATATTTAACAAAAGCCAATTCATAAGAACTTTTTAATTTGTAATCTTTATATTTTATTGGCTTAGGATGAATTGGCGATTTACCATACATCGGATTCTTACTTCCCTTAAATATTCCCCTTAAAGAAAGTCGTGCCTTTTCTCTTGATTTAGGATTTTTCATTGGATTATTTTTTTTCATTCTTTCAGAGGCAACAGGATGGCTTTTCCCAAGCATAGGGTGAGGAAATTTTTTTATCATTTTTTTAAATCTTTCTGACTGTTCTTTTCTACGCTTTTCATTAGCAATCCATTGTGTTTTTATTGCTTCTCCGCTGTGCCGCAAGGGTATATTTAATATTTTTAACCAACGCCCTATTGTAGGTGAATAAACATTAAATCCTTTTGCTATTTGTCTTAAACTTTTTTTCTCCTCAATATACATTTTTCTCAATTTATTTTTTATTTTGTTTAATCTTAATTTTAATCTTTTTGCATTATACTCTTTTTTGTTTTGTGGATATGTTTCCAATTCATCATCAAGAGTTAATTCCACCGCTTTCACCCAGCCCCTGTTTTTAGTCCAAACAGGATGTTCTGGCGTTACTTTTATAGTGCCTTTTTCTGTTTCAATTACAATTAAATTACCTTCATAATAATTTTTATGTGTTTTTATGACAGGCAGAAATCTTAAAGACTGCGTTAGAACCAAATCACCAACTTTTATGTTTTCTATATTTTTTTGCAAATGCGAATTTCTGACTTTAATTTTAGTTCCCGCAATAAAACAGTTAATATGCAATGGCGGCGTGACTTGGTCAATGTATTCCCCTTTTTTAAATATCTTTTTGTCCAACCGCCTGCATATCTCGCTCGTCCTCTCGTCCAGTATCGCAGAGAATTGATAAGCTTCCACCAATTGCGAAGCCAATTTGTCGGTTTCCCAATATATTTTTCTCGCCGAATTGTAAATTTCAGTCGTCTTTGTTCTTATCACCGCTTCAATCCACTTCGCCGATGTTTTTTCATTTGACTGTTTCACATTGCTCAATATTTTGCTTATCGCAGTTCCCCGTTTTATCCCTTCCATTAAAATATTGCGTGTATTTTTCAAGAGCGAAGTTTCATAGTCGCCCACTAACTTAAACGACTCCGCTTCCACTATCCTCAAAAACTCATCTGGCAATATTTCAGCGTCGGTGTATTTTTTGTCGCCTTGCGGAAACAATTCCTGCTTCGCTTCGTTCAAAGAGTCAGTAAACAAAGACTTGAAATTGGAGCGAAAAGCAAAATTGAGTTCTTTGAGATATTTTAATTTCAAGTCGTTGATTTTTTCTGGCTTCCACTTCTCCAATATTTTTTTATTTTCTATTTCTTGAATTAAACCAATATTTATTTTCTTGGCAATGTTTGTAATAACTGTCTCAATGTTGTCTTCCGCAAGGTTTAGCGTTTTCTCAATTTCGCTAAAGTTCATTTTCTTTTCATAGACAGTTAACTCTCTTGCCGCATAGCCGGTAACCTCTACATCCTCATCTTCTTTATCAAAAGGAGTAGGCGCAGGGGCGGGGGTTTCTACCTCGCCTTCAGGATAATTAACTATGCGCCTAAAGTTGTTGACCTCGTCGGGATTTGGCTTAAATGCTTTCGCTTTCACCGCCTCAAGCCACAATTTACTCAATTCCAATTCATCCGCTTCCGAATACGGCAGAAATTCAAACCTAACATCAATCCCTTTCCCCCAATTCGCCTCAACCAAAGGCCTTATTACTCTTTGGGTTATTTTTCTTTCAAACAACTGTCTATCTTTTTTTATCATAGACAAGAATAATTTAAAGTGTTGCTCGCCCAAAGAATAAGACCCGCCTTGAGTTTTTGAGCCAGAAAGTCCAAGCAAGTCTGGAACTAAAATCGCCCGGGCAATCCAGAGATTAAACTTGTCAATCGCAGTATCATACAAATCGGACGCTTCTTTTCCCGCAAAGATAAACTCAACGTCCGCTGATTTAGGCGTTGCTAAAACTGTGTTGTTTTGTATACTTTTTAGAATTTCAAAAAAAGCGTCTATATCCTCTTTATTTGCACTGTCTTCATACTTCCCGTGTATCGTCGGCGTTCCAAACCGTTCACCGTATTTAGCGAACATCTTTATGAAAAACTTTTTTATCTTCCACGGCAAATATGCGCTTTTTAAATCGCTCGTTCCGTATGGGTTTCCAAATTCCATTTGATAAGCCAAGTGCATAAATTTATTTGGTTCAAATTCAACATCGCCCGTATTTGTGGATTGAATAATCTTGACCACATTTCCTTTGTCGTCTATTTCAAAACGGAAACTGTGCGGCGGTCTAACCTTGATTGTTTTCACTTGATACAAACCCTGCTCATTCAGTTCATAAATACATTCACTTAACGAAAATCCATAATCGTAAGCGGATAAAATGTCAAACAAAATTTCCTCAAAAGTCTCTTCTAATGCTTCATTGTTGAGATTTTCAAGGTTGTCTGTAATGTATTTAGAAATTTCCTCGTTCTCACTAACAATATTCCAGCCAGACCCCACAACAATAGACTTTTTCAAAGCCATAACCGCTTTAATCTGGTCGTCAAACCGCATTTCGTCGTAAGTATCGTAATTGTTTGATTGACAAAGTGAGTCTGGATTATATGGAAAAATATACGAGGATTGGTAATAAGGCGAAACAAAAAAAGACTCTTCCTCTTTTGCGAAAGAAGATGTCCCGCCTGCTACATATCTTTTGTTGTTGACTGTAACAGTTTTCACGTAAGATATTATAGTCTAAAATCTAAAATATTACAATATACAAAAATAAAAATATTTGAATTTACGACGGGGAAATTGAAATAAAAATTGATACGGCGTTAATATTTCCTTTTTCCTGCAACTTTAATTTTACTTAAAATAGTTTTTAAATCTTGAGATTGTTTAGAGTTGATGTAATTTATGAATTGAGTAAAACTGTCCACTTGGTCGTCAAACTGACCGTTCGGGAAAATGGCAAGTTCGGAAAGAAAATCGGGAATAAACTCCGCTCCTTGTGGCAAAAAACATTTCCCCGCCTCAACCGTAGGACTCGCTAAATGCGCCCTCGTGGTTTTGTCTTTAACTGGCTGAATTTCAAGAATAGGCAAAGTCGTGGAATTTTTTAAATCTTGAATTACCGACTGCCCGCTTGATTTGTCTTCAATCAAAACACCGCTTGCCGGTGAAGACTCGTAAGCATTCAAGATAATTCTCTTTAATTCTGGATACTGCATTTTTTTTCTAATCAAGTCAATTAAATAAAATCCTTCCACACCAATCCCCCACAATTGCCCCACCGTGTAGCAATTCTCCTCTTTCGCTTTTGCCGCCGTGTCCCAACTCCAGAGTTTTCTTTTTATCTTTGGCAATTCTTGGTAATACTTAAACCATTCTCTTTTGAAAATCCCGCCGCCTTCCGGTGCTGGTCTCTGACCCATTTGCCCGGCATACCCATAACTCCCCATTACTTTTTTACTATCATTTAACACTTCTTGCGAGAACCGTCCGGGAAAGAAAAAACCGTCTTTGTAAAACTTCGCAAGATTTTTCGGCTTTATTTCATAGTCGTCGGTTACCGGTATGCAAATATGTTCCCACTTTTCTGGTTGCGTTTTTAACAACCACCCGGTTAGGTCTTCCTCGTGAACCCTTTGCATAATAATTATTCGTATTCCGATTTTTTGATTGTCTAACCGGGAATACATTGTTTCTTTGAACCAAGTAATTGCCTCTTTCCGTTTCACTTCGCTGTGTGCGTCAAGTGGGTTCAATGGGTCGTCTATAATTATCACATCACCGCCAGCTCCTGTGATTGTCCCGCCCACACCCGTGCTTTTCCTGCTCCCGCCCCTTGTGTTTTCAAATCTGCTTTTTACATTCTGGTCTTGCGCAAAGGAAACAACCTCACCCCATTTTTCCTGATACCAATCACTGTCAATTAGCCGCCGGGTCTTTACCGCCATTTCTACTGCGAGGTCTCCAGAGTAAGAGGCGGACAGAAACTTCAAATGCGGCGCGAACGTCCAAGCCCAAGCGTTCAAGAAAATATTTACGATACTTGACTTCAAACTGCGAGGCGGAATATTTATAATTATATCTTTTAACTTCGGTTTATAATTTACTATACGTAGTATTTCGCTTTGTAATATATTACATAGATATTTTATATGCCAGTTGTCAACTAAATTGTCAAAAGGATTTAGGATGTTCCAGGACTGCTTGAAAAATTCGTAATATTCTCTTTTGCACAGCTCTTTATTTATTTCGCTTAATTCGGGAATTTGCATTGTCCAAAATCTTTTTCATTTTTTTTAAATCTTCCGTTGTGATTTGCGAAAGGTCAATTTCAGTCTTGTTTTTCATTTCGCCTTTTACATCCACCTGCGCTTTTTCCATATACCCCCTCTTCCTGCCCTTGTATCGCAAAAAGAACATCACCGCCCACGGCTCTCCATTTGCAATTGCTTGAAACAACTTGCTTTCAGTCATATCAAATCTTTTCTCAATCACAAACTCATACGCCTCTTTTACTTCAGGCCAGTCTTTGATTTTATCTTGAACTGATTGATAAGTTACTCCAAGTAACTCTGCGGCTTTCGTAATGAACCCGCCTGTTCTCACAATCGCCCTTATATAGTCTTTAGGTTGTAGTGTTAATTTTCTTGCACGTCTTGGTAAATGTTTATTGTTATTACTCATAGCAGTTTATAATCATATTATAATTTAACAGATTTTTTATTAGCAAACTTTTCCCACCTTTCTTTTATTACATCACAATATTGTGGGTCAAGTTCCATTATATAACATATTCTATTTAACTTTTCACAAGCGATTAAAGTGCTTCCTGAACCGCCGAAAACATCTAAAACAATGTCATTTTTTTTACTTGAATTTAATAAAGCATTTGTTATTAGTTTTATAGGTTTCATTGTGGGATGTAAATCTGATTTTGCTGGTTTATCTATTTCCCAAACTGACTTTGTGAATTGTCCTTTTCCATAAAATTTGTGTTTCTTTCTCCAACCGTATAAAATGGGTTCGTGTTTATACATATAATCAACTCTACCTAAAACGTGATTGTTTTTATTCCAAATAAGCATATGTCTTAATGTTAAACCAGCCCTCATCATCATCATCATCATAGTAATAAGCAAATCACCACCTTGTGGAGCAGTTATATAATAACTACTACATTCATTTAAGTTTTCTTTTATATTTTTAAAAGATTTTAGCAAAAAATTTTCCAAATTTTCAATTGATAAATGGTCATTTTTAATTTCTTTTTGAATACGATTTCTTTTATCATATTGATTTAAAAATTTATTTTTATTAGCGTAATTAACCCCATACGGCGGGTCGGAGAATATCATATCCGCCTTTTTACCAGCCATTAACTTTTCACCATCTTCTCTTTTTGTAGCATCGCCACACATCAATCTATG